CGTCAGGGCCGCGCAGGATCGTCGGGAGCGCACCTGCCGCCACGCCGGGGTTGATGATGGCGGTGGTCCACAGGCGGATCAGGGAGTTGATGAAGGGGTCGTTCGGTCCGCCAGCGCCCGTGTTGGTGGTGCCCTTGGCGCCACCGAATGCCATGGGGAGCTGGAGGGACTGGGGGACGAACAGGATGCCGTTGGAGGCCAGGCGGGACTTCACGCGGGCCTTGACCGACTCGGTGAGGAGGTGAAGCTCCTCGCACGCCGTGTCGAGTGGCTCCAGGGGGCCGTCGGCGAGGTAGACGAACTCCGAGTGGGGCTTCCAGAAGCGGCGGATGAACGCCTTGCCTGGCTCGTACATCTTGGGGTTCACGCCGACGCCGTAGACGCGCGAGGCCTTGTCGTCTTGCATGAGCAGCTCGCGGTTGGAGAGCAGCTCCCAGTTGATGGTGTCCATGGGGCCGTCCTCGCCGACCAGGAACGCTTCGGCGGTGATCGAGCGGTTGACGCCGTAGCGCCGAGCCATCTCGTTGACGTCTCCGGTGACACCTTCGAGCAGGTCGATGTAGGCCGCTTCGGAGGGGCGCTTGACGGGGGTGTACTTCTCGACGCGCGGATCGGGCTTCTCGGCGATGTAGTAGTTGCACATCGACAGCGCGTATCCGACGAAGTTGGCCGGGTAGTGGACCTCGGGCAGCTTCTTGTACCAGTCCCACGCCGTCTGGGCGTATCGCTGGCGGGTGGCCTTGAGCATGGCCATGTCGTCTTCGCTGGCGAGGTTGACCTCGACGGCAGACGCGGTGATCTCGGTATTCGCGGGGGTCAGCAGTGATGCCAACGTGAGCCTCCACTGGGGGAGTAGGTCGCGGCTAGGCCGTGGACCGTCAGCGTCTCAGTCGGCGGAGGGCAATGGCGAGGTGAGTCGTCGCGCCTCGGCGACGGTCATCTCCATCATCGCTATGTGCTTCTCCTCGGCCACCAGCTCGTCGTAGCGGGCGCGCTGCTCGCGGATGAGGCGCTTGGCGGCCTCGCGGTGGGCGATCTTGGCCACCGAGTGACCCATGCGGCGCTTCTTGCGGAGGCTCAGGTGGAACACGCGACCTTCGACCTCGATGGAGACGTCCTCGGCCTTCCCGGCACAGTTCTTGCAGAGGCCGACGGAGGACACCATGTCGCGGTTGTGGAACAGCCCGTCGCAGCGCTGACACCACCCATGACCCAAGATGTCCGGTCCCATGGGGCGCAGTGTATTCACGGTCATGGATACAGGCCAGGGAACTGCTGGTCAGGATGGCCCCATCGGCGTAGGCTGGTCACTGGTGCAGAGGTTGGGCTAGTCACCCATGCTTCTCGACAAGAGCCCCGGTCTTCGGATCGGGGCTCTTGTGTTTTTGGCCCCAGACGCGAAGAACCCCGCCACTCGGTGGAAGCCAAGGGCGGGGATCGCACCAGTCCCTTGATCTGCCGACCGGGCCTGATAGTTTGGTAGTCACCACAACAACCGAGCCCCACTGTAGCAGTGGGAAGACGTCAGGTGGCCCCCTCTAGGGCAACAGCTCAAGATCCAGTGGAAGCCCTCACCGGGCGGGATCGAAGGCCTACGGCGGGAGTGTTCGCAACCCCGCTGGCGACCCCAACGTCGCGTGCAGTCAAGCAGAGGCCCCATGTGCGCGCCGGGTGGTGAGGAACCGGCAAGTGGCGGAGGGGAGCGCCCCGGCGGTCAGCCACCGAATCCAGGGGACCCGGCCCTCTGCCTGACACAGATTTTCGTAAGAAATCACTGTGGGGGGGCTAGGAGTCTCTCTCTACCCCTGGTCGCCCAGTCGGCTTCGGGTCCCGGCGAGCGGCAGCGAAGCCGAAGAGAACCGCCAAGAGCGGATGGCTGGAAGCTGCGATACGCGCGCGATAGGGGAAATCTTGACTTTTCAGGTGTATCAGCAGCGAGACTTGCGGGTATGAAGCAAGCGTGCCGAGTCAGCCCCGAGGAGTTCGAGATGGTTCAACCGCGCGCGCTCGAAGACGCAGAGATCTGCGAGATGCTCCAGATGTTCAACAAGGGCTGGACCATGAAGGAGATCGCCATCTACTTCGGCGTCTCCACGCAGGTCGTGCTGGAGATCAGGGGTGGGGACTTCGGTCGGGCCAAGGCCCACGCCGCTCACCCGTCAGGCTGACTACAGCTCGCCACCAGGACGGCGGTCGCCCTCATCGAGGGGACGGTGGTCACGCGTGGCCGACAGCATGAGGGTCGGGTTGTAGATCTTGGCGAAGGTGGCCCACGGGAGGCGCTTGGCCTTGCCGTCGTAGTCGCGCTCTGCTGGTCGTCCGGTCGCGGGGTCAGCGGGGTCCATGTCGTTGACCAGACCGGCGTCGATGAGGTCCCAGACCACCTGGGGATCGTCGGCGTAGAAGCGGCTGGGGCCATCCATGACGACGGGATAGCCCCCCACGGGGCGAACGGCGGTGTAGAGGCGGGACATCTCAGGCTCCTCGGGAGGGGTGGGGTGCTCGGTCAGCGCGGCGCCGATCCAGTTGATCTCGCAGTGCAGATGGTCGTGGTGCTTGTTGGCCCCGGTGAAGGGCCGCCAGTACGGCAGGCCGTCGCGGTCGAGGCGGTCCGAGACCCAGATCATGCCGTTGAAGATGATGAGCTGGACCTCGTAGAGACCTCCGCCTGTGGGGTGTGCCAGCCAGTGCGCCACCTCCCAGCCCATAGTCTGTCCCGCGGCCGAGAAGGCGTTGATCCGCACGTCCCAACCCCGCCCGTTGCCGTGGACGCTGGTGTTGTCGGTCCCGGCGATGACCCGGCAGATGTACCCCTGGACGTTGGGCAGCTCGGGCCACAGCGCGCATACGCGATCGCGGAGCAGCTTGAGCCCTGGTTGCTCGCGACCGGAGCAGGGGGCTCGGAACGGATCGTGCCTGATCACCAGGCGATTGTACTCCTCGGTTCTTGCCCTGTCGCCGACCGTCAACTACAGTGTCGACATGACTTCAACGACCGAGGATGCCCGTCATTCCCCGCATGGTGACACGGTGCCGGACCTGCTTGGAGGGGTGGAAGGAGCACTTCGACGTACCCCCTTTGAGTCAACGGAGCCCATCCAGACCGAAGGTCCAGCGACCTCGGGCGTTGGAGTCGACTGGTACGAGGCCGCGGCGTGCCGCCTGATGGGCGTCGATCCGGCCACCGCCTACTGGTGGCCGTCACACCAGGAAGAGGCGTTGCGCGACGGGGCGCTCAAGCGAGCCGTCCGCAAGGAGCGTCAAGACAAAGCCGAGGCCATCTGTCAGACCTGCCCGGTGCGCCAGACCTGCTGGGAATCATCCCTCGACATCCCCGCCCACCGCATCGACGGCATCGTCTATGGCTACGCCGTCACCCAAGACGAGCGCGAGCGCCTCTCCCGGAACCGCCGGATGGCCTCATGACCCCCCCCACCTACGCCAAGGGAACCACCGTCTCGGCCGCCTCGTCACGCGCCGAGATCGAGAACACCATCGCCCGCTTCAAGGCTGACGGGTTTGCCTTCGGAACCCAGGGCAATCGGGCCACCGTCCAGTTCTTGGCCCAGGGTCGTCAGATCCGCTTCGACCTCACCCTGCCCGATTCCAACTCACCTCAGTTCACCCAGTACCGCCGCAGCCCTCACTCGACGCCGACGCGACGCACTCCCGACGCCGCGGCCAAGATGTACGAGCAGGCCATCCGGGAGCTGTGGCGAGCCCTGGCCCTGGCCGTGAAGGCCAAGCTGGCCGCCGTCGAAGCTGGTATCGCTTCATTCGAGGACGAGTTCCTGGCCTATGTCGTGATGCCCGACGGGCGCACAGTCGGCGAGACCATCCGCCCCGAAGTGGCTCGCGCCTATGAACTCGGTACCGCCCCCCTCCAACTCCTGCCGGGGCCCTCATGAAGCGTTCCGGCCCCATCAAGGCCGACCCCGACAAGGTCAAGGCGTGGACCCTCAAGTCGCGCAAGAAGCTGCCCGCTGAGTCGGCCAAGCGCAAGGCCACCAGAGGGACGCGACGCAGCGTCGTCACGGCGACGATCGAGCGCGCCGGGGGCCGCTGTGAGGCCCGGATGCTCCTACCCATGATCGCCTGTCAGGGCGACCTGGAGGTCCATGAGCGCCATCAGCGATCCATCCGTCCAGGCTCCGAGCTGGACCTCAACGACACCATGGCGCTCTGTCACCGCCACCACGCGTGGGTCTCGGACCACGTACTGGAGGCTCACACCCTGGGCCTCTTGAAACACTCCTGGGAGGATTGAAATGACCACCCCCGAAGACATCGCCAAGCTGCGATTCCTTCCCCATCCAGAAGCCGAGCGATTCGACTCGGTGACTGTCGACATCGCCGAACGATGGAAGGAGTCCGAGTTGTCGGGTGATGAGTGGCGGTTCAGTTACGTCGTCACCTTCTGGCGCCACGGCGACCCCATCGCTCAAGTGAGTGGGCCGTCAGTCGAAAAGGCCCTCATCGTCGCCGCCTACGAGTTCCCTCGGATCGAGGTCGAAGGGGCCAAGGGGTACATGGGAGACCTCTCGGCCTACTGCTGTCAACCTGGGTGCCCGAACCCCTGGGAAGTGCTCAAGCATCCGATCACCAGGTACGAGCGTTACTCGGGAGCCAACACCGGCCCGTACAAGCCCAATGACGTCCGGGCGTTCTGTGATCGCCACAGGGATCGCGGTGACTGCGCGCTCGACGACGCCGACCGCAACTACATCGAACTCGATGCCACCAACCCCTTCTACGACAAGGCCTGACCATGCCACAGATCACCATGACCGCCGCCGAAGCACTCCAGGCGCTCGATGCCCGGATGCGCCTGTTCCGCAGATGGGACGCCGAGGCGCAGCGCGAGCGCAACAAGGCGATCGACGCCGAGATCAAACGGTTCAAGGCCCACTGCCGCGAGGTCATCAAGACCCCGAACCTCCAGTTGCTAGAGGTGGCGAGGGACTGGAGAACCCGCAAGAACGTCTCCCCCCAACTCGACCTGCCTGGCTGTCCGGTGTCGTGGGTGGTCAAAGCCGAGAACTCCAAGGCGCCGCTGACATACAGGCCCGAGCGCAAGATCATCATCAGTGACGTCGGGATGTGGTCGACCCTCTATGAGCTGCTCACCGTCAACCTCGATGGCCCTCGGGACGAGTGCGACTGATGCCCAAGCCGCTCCCCTATGGCACCAAGCGGGCCTCGTTGACCCTCCTGCGCCGCGAGGGGGTCAAGTTCTACGTCCAGTGCGACTGCGGAACGCGGCTCTGGATCTGGAAGACCGCCTTTGGCCGCTGCGCCATCTCCTGCGGCTGTCATCGCCGCCTCCGCTACCTGAAAGACAGTGAAATAGCATGTTAGTTTGGATCGACATCGAAAC